TCCGGCATCGCCTCGAAGGAGCCCGAGGCATAGGGAGCCGACAGCGAGGAGCGCACCGGAACTGCGATCAATCCTGCCCGCCCGCCGAGCTTCTGCCGGATGGCATTCCATGTCTGCCACTGCTCCCGATGGCGGTTCTGCAGGATCACGTTCGTGTAGTCGATCGACCAGAAACCGAGATCCGTTCGGTACGCAGGCGTGATGCCGCCGAGTGTGGCGCCGCCCGATCGCGTGAACGGGACGAGGTTGGGCGATATCTGCTGCGGACGAAGGACGCAGTGCGGCCATACGATTATCGCCATTCGGCACCCGCCTTGTCTTTCTGGTATGCGGCCATGGTCGGCACCACGCGCTGCGTCGACTGCTGGACGGCGACATTGACGATCGTCCCGCTCGCCGTCTGGATGCGCTGGTCGGCTGTCTCTGCGATCACAGAACGGTCGGCCTGGAGGTTGACGGTAATGGTTTCACTGCCTCCAGCGCCGCCCTTCGGGGGCAGACGGAGGTCAACAGGGATGCGCCGGCCATCGGGCAAAGGAACCGCCGCCTCCGGCCCAGCCTCCCCGAAGATTGCCGCCTTGCGAGAAATCCCGCCGTTCGCGAACTGCTTCAGCGGCTTCCCGTGCGCGGCAATACCGCCATTGGCAAAGCCGAAGATCTTGAATAGCCCGCCGAGCAAGCCACCACCGCCTCCAGCGCCTGCCAACGGCCCCTTCCCAAGAAGGACAGACTGCGCAACCGCCTCGATCAGCGTGTTGAGGAACTTGTCCAGCGCCTTGTTGCCGGTTTCGATCTGGGGAATGAGATCCGAGAAGGCATCATAAGCCGCATCAGCAAAGAACTCCGCAGATTGCCGCGCCTGGCGCTGCGTCTGCTCCAGTCGCTCCGCTGCGGAGGTGGCCTTTGCATAGCCTTCCGCCATGGCATTGATGCTGGCTTCGACCTCGGGAGTGATCGCCACGCCTGCCTTGTGGGCTGCATTGAGCAAATCCTGCTTCGACCGGGCGAAGTCCACCGCATACCCGAAATCATCGATCAGCGGGTTGATCTGCGCCATCGCCGCGGTTTCGGCCTGAATAGCCGCGGTGCGCTCGCGAATCTGTTCGACCTCGCGCTGATACTGGTCTGCCCCGCCGCGGCCACCGCGACCGCCGCCACCTCCACGCTTGCGACCGCCACCGCCGCCGCCACTACTGGAAGACGACGGTGGCGCGAAATCGGCCAGAGAAACAGGCTGGACCGTCGGCGCCGCAGGAAGGCGACCGCTTTTGGAAGTCGTCGCAGGACCGCCACCGAGGACGCTGTTCTTGATGGCCTCCGATGTGAGCTCACCGGCCTTCTGGATCTCGCCTTCGAACGCCTGATTGATGCGGTCGGTGATCGCCGCTGTAGATGTGATGGTCAGACCACCGCCGAAGAAGCTCTTGCTCGCTCCCTCGCCGGGCAACATGCTGACGATATCGCGGCCTATGCCTTCATATCCTGAAATGCGCGCATAAGCGTCGGCAAGGCTGTTAGCTGCCTGTATCCCGGAGCCAATTGCAGCGATGACAGCGTTTATCTGCGAGATCAGGCTGTCGAAGTTGATGCTGTTGACGAAGGCCGCTACCCGATCGATCTCCGCGCCGAAGGTTGACGAAGCCTCGGAAGACTCGTTGAATCGGCGAGCGGCGTCCACAAGCGATGTCTGCAGGTTCACAAGCCGCTGATCGAGCGTCAGTGTCGCGTTGGCAACCTTGTCCTCAAGAATGACAGAGCCTGCCTCGAAGGCACGGAAGAACGCTTCGGAAGAAACTTCGCCGTCGACAACAAGCTGGCGAAGCTTGGCGACAGATCCTCCAGCTTCCTCCAGACCGGCCGCTGCAGCCTGCGCAATCGGCAGTGCGCCTTCGAGGATGGAGTTGAACTCTTCCGCCCGTACCGTTCCAGATCCTAGAGCCTGCGATAGCTGGAGAAGCGCACCGGATGCAGACTGGGCGTCAGTGCCGGCAACGCGAAGCGCCAGGGCGACGTTGTTCGTGAAGCCCAGCAGCTCCTCAGTCGAGACCCCGAGTTCCTTCTGCACGATGGCTGCGCGGCCATAGAGCGTGACGAGGGATTCAATCGGCGCGGCATTGGCAAGAGCACTTGCCCGCAGCCGCTCATAGACCTTCTCCAGTTCTTGCCCGGAAAGACCCGCAACCTTCAGGGCATTGTCGATCCGGGTTGCGCTGTCGACAAGGTTCTTGGCGCCGGATGCCCCACCGATCAGCGCAAAAGCACGAACGGCAGCACCCGCAGCGGCATTGAATCCTGCCGACAGGTTCTTGTTCATGGTCTGGAAACGACGCTCAATAGACCGGGCGCGGCGATCAGCTGTACCATTGGCGCGGGCGAGCGCGTTTTCGAACGCTCTCGTCCGCGCCTCAAGGGCAACGATCAGCTTTTCAACATCTGTCGCCACTAGAAACCCTCGATACCTAGCTCAGCCAAACGGTCATTGCTCATTGGAGGCGTCTGCGGTCCCGTGCCGTGAGCCATCTTGAAGCCCTCGACCATGCAGGCGAACTCCCAGAGCGTGAGCTTTCCCACGTCCTGCGAGACTACGCCTGCCCACTTGTAGAAGCTGGAGAACCGCCACTTTCCTCGCGGGAGCGGGTTTCGGTCTGGTTCCCCTCCCCCGCCGCCTGCTCCCCCGGCATATCGTCCTCGACACCGTAAAGAGCGGCCATAAGGACAGCCTGGGCCGTCATGACGGACTCGGTGAGCGGGCGGTCCTCGACGTGGATCTTGACCAGGCGCCGTGCTTCTTCTTTGTGAAGTCCGCCGCCCTCCAGCGCGAGCCGGATGGTTTCTGTCACGTCCTCCACAAGCCAGCGACGGGTGCCGAGACGCTGGAGGATGAACTCAGGACCAGCGTCACACTTGGCCTGGAGTGCCTTCAGGAGGTCGATTGAGAGCAGGAAATGATGCTCACCCCCTGCCCAAGTCAGTTCGACGCCCTTCATCAGGCAGCCTTGGCGGTACGGGTCGGCAGACCGTCGAAGCGGATCTCGATTTCACGCTGGACCTTGCCGGCGCCGATCTCTGCGCTGTCATTGAGGTCCGTGAGATAGGCGAGACCGGTCTCATACTCGGTATCGCCAACAGCGGCGTTGACGTGAGCGATGCGGATGTTCTTGCGGGCCTTGGAGTACCACCAGTCCATCATCATCTCATGGCTCTGTGCCGCCCAGACAGCGGTGCCAGAAACGCCGACGCTTGCCGAGCGAGGGGTAAGCTCGATGACCGTGCCGAGGCTTTCGTCGTCGCAGTCTGCCGGGACTTCGGTTTCCTCGACATTGATTGTCCGGTTTACCGTCCGGCCGGTGATGCCGCAGATCTTGGCGAATGTGCCGGGAGTGTCGGTTTCGACCTCCAGAACAAACTCGTGGAACGCGGAAGTGACTGGCTTAGCCATTGAAGTTCTCCATGTGAAAACGGGCCGGAGATCATCCAGCCGAGAAGGGCTTGCGGCCCGGTTTCAGGTGATGAGGCTATCCAGCCCCTTTATTGCTCTTTCGAGCCTTCGCCTTGCTCCGCGTCGGAGCCGAGACCTCAGTCGCCCAGCCTTTGGAGACCGCATAATCAACCATGTCTCGAGGACGGTTTTGCGGCTCAGGGCTTGGCTGAACGTTGAAAGAGTAGACGCCACGAGGGCGCCTGAAATTGACTTCGCGGCTAAACATTGCCCACGCCATTATGCCGGTTCCTCTACTCTAGCCGTGACTTGCACAACGCCGTGCGTGGTTTGCAGATCCGGATCATCCATGACCCGCCACAGCGTCACCTCAAGGCTCACCAGCGCGTTCTCCGTCAACGTCACATCCTGATTGTGCAGCACGCGGCGAACGCCGGAGACGATGTCGTCAGTTGACCAGCGGTTCGGGTCGCGAGACCAGATATCGATCTGCAGGGTCACTTCCTGCCCAACGACGCAATCCGCATCGTCAGGAGAGCCGAAGAACGGGCCTCGCGTGATGTATGACTGTTTGGCTCCCCACGGATCGGTCGGCAGGGCCTTGTCATAGACGCCGTTGACATCAGCCATCAGGGCTGCGTCAGCGATGAGAGCGTTCCGGATAGCGCCCCAGAGTTCCTTGCCTACGCTCATGATGCCGCCGCTTCCTTCGCCGCTGCCTTGATAGCTCGCGTCACCCTGCCCTTCACCCTGCGGCGAACAACGCGCCAGCCGGGATAGAAGAAAGGCTGTGCCGCCGTGCCGGGATGTTGTGAACCGGCGAACTTGCCCTTGTTGACGTGCGGAGCCGTGCCGAACTCAACAAAGCGGGCATAGAAAGCCTCACCGCCGCCTGCGTAGATCGTGATCCGCATATTGTTGGATCGGCGGGCGCTGGTGGCAATCGCGATAGAGCCTCGCGGCGCATCGCCCCACGTCCAGCCGATGCTTCGGGCAAGCCGCCCCGTCGCGCCATCCGGTGCCAGCGTCTGCATCAGCGCAACCGCCTCGTTGGCGCTCTGCTCCATCGCTTCCTTGATGCGGCGCTGCGCAGCCTCTGGAATGGTTTTCGTCAATTTGCGGCGCAGCCGGTCAAGTCCGATCACCGTCACGCAGCAACTCCGCTCTCGACCTGCATGTAGATCCAGCCGCGCATGGTCAGCCCATCCGGCTGCGCATCGATCGCATAGACGCGCTCCACGCCGTGATCCGTGACCTTCATCCGCCAGTCCGACGTGATTTGCCGCGTCTGTGAGGATGCACGAAGGTAGACGTTAAGAACCTGGTGCCCTTCGCGACGAGCAGCCACCACGGTTTCGGAGGCTCCACCCGGCCGAAGTGCTGCCCATACCGTGAACTTGTCCTCGAACGGTCCGGAAACCTCATTCCCATACCCATCGTCGATGACGCCACGCGCCTGGAAGGTGACGCGATGCTTCAACTCCTGCGCTACTGGTGCCTTCGCCATCAGATCCTCGGCGGCTTGTATTTACTGACGAGCTCGCGCTCGAAATCCTTCAGGTGATCGCGGTTGACCGTGCCGGCCTCGTCGATCTCCATCTGTACGCGCATACGGATAGCCGCCTTCAAATCGGCCGGCGTAGTGGCCTTGCCTTCGACGACTGGCCAGCCAGCGACATAGTCGATCGACACAGGCGCCTTCTCGAAAAGGCCGGTCGGGAATGTGTAGGCATCAAAGAAGCTGGCATAGGTGGTGCCGCCGGCATCCGTCTGAAGCGTGTATTCGGTATCCGCGACAGCAGACGGGATGCCGTCAGCATCCTTCCAGTTAATCGCCGTGATCCTCTGCACCGGACGGAGCGGCAGATACATGTCGCGCTCGAAACGTCCGAAGGAAACCCGCCATGTCTGCTCGACCAGCGAGATGCCAAGGATACCAGTCCAGCCCTCATAGTGCGCCACGGCCGAACGGATGGCACTCTCGATCGCCGAGTCGAGATCGGTGTGATCGATCCGCAGCGCGGTCTTCACCTCCTCGACGGTGACAGGCAGCACCGTGGCTGCCGTGACCAGGACAGGTCCGAACATAGGGGTTCCTTGAGTCTTGAGAGACGCAGTTGATGTAGACGATGGCTAGATCGGCACTGCTCTAATTAGCGCGCCGGCAAGCAGAGAAGGATGATCCAAATCGCCATAGAATGCGTAACGCTTAGCGCTGTGCCAGATCGATACCTCTGGGACAGCTGCGGGAGGGTCAAAATCCCCCAGATTCGCGCCCTCCCGCACCTCCAGTCTTCGTGTGCCTCTGCGCAAATACCAGAGTGACGTTTGGCGAGAGGGAGGCGCGGCGACCGCCGCCACGCCTCAAGTCGCTTGGCCTTACTCGGTGGGCTTCGTGCCGTAGACGCTGAGATCCAGGCCCTGCCCGACGAAGTTCGGATCAGACGGATGACGACCGCGGGGATCATTGAAGTCGCCGCCGTTCTGAATTGCGGAAGTCCCTTTGCGGGGGTTGTTCTCCACCGCCGGGTGGTCGACCGGGATAGCCTTCTTGATTTCCGGCTCGATGAATGCGCCGCTGGCGGAATCCATCTCCGTCGCCGGAGCAGGGTTGGTGACAGCCATGGTTTCCGGAAGACGGTCCTCTTCCTTCGCCGTGGCGGTGGCCTGCTCCGCAGCTTTCTCGCGGCGCTCCTGTTCCTTCTCAGCAAAGCGCTGGGAAGCATCGGCCTGCGTCGTAACTGCATCAGCAGTGGCCGCAGCCTTGGTCTTCTTCGTGGCCATGATGGCCTCCTGTTGCTGGTGGTTGGATGGGGAGAAACGGGCGGAAGCCGCCCGCCTCACAGGAGCCGCTTAGGCAGCGGCCATCTTCATAGCCTTGATGACGGTCGGATCCTGGACGCCGCCGCCGACGCGCTTCGTGGTGTAGAAGTGCACGTAAGGCTTGTTGCTGTAGGGATCGCGCAAAACGCGGACGCCCATACGGTCCACGATCAGATACCCGCGGCGGAAGTCGCCGAAGGCGATCGGAACGGCGTTGGCGGCAATGTTCGGCATCGCCGCCATTTCCGTGACCGGGAACCCCGCCACCATGGCCGGCTGGCCGGCCTGGAACGAAGGCTGCCACAGGTAGTTGCCCTGGCCATCCTTGAGCTTCCGGATGACACCCTGCGTGCTGCGGTTCATCGTGAACCGGGCATTCGCAGTGTATTCGCCCGGAAGGCTGTAGATCAGCGTCAGGAGCTCGTCAGACGTGATCGCAGCAGCTGCAGCGGCAGTCGTCAGGCCGATCGCGCCCCACGGATGCTTCGCGGCGTTTGCAGCGCCGGTCACATAGGTGAGGAAGCCGTCCGGCTTGTTGGTGCCGTTGCCGGAGACGAAGGCAACGCCTTCTTCATAGGCGAACTCCACCTCGACCTCATTGGCAAGCCACTGCTCCAGATTGACAACGGAGTCGTCGAGCATCTGCT